GCAGACCTCGAGGCCCTGCTGACCGAGGAGGCGATGGAAGGCGACCGCGCGGCCATCCTCGCCCTGCTCGCGGCGAAGGACCCGGCCCGCTACGGCAAGCAGGGCGACAACGCGCCGCCCGAGAGCGACAGCAGCGTCGACGTCGTCGATTGGGCGCCAGCAGTGCGGAGCGCGTCGTGACAAGTGCTGCCGATTTCACCCGACAACGCCAACGCACCCCGAGGTTCCGCATGCCCTCACTGCCAAAGATTGAGCCGGAAACACTCTTCTTCGCCGCGATGATTCTGGTTGGCGTGCTCTTCTTCGGCGCCATGGCTGCCGATTCGGAGTGCTCCGCCCGCGGCCTCGTCGCCGGCGCTAAGAGCGTCCACGACGTGAGGATGTCGTTTCTGTTCACGTGCGTCGCCGAAGTCGACGGCAAGTGGGTCGAGGTCAAATGACCTCCGTCGCCATCAAGCGCGCAACGGTGACGCCGGGCGGGCAGAAGCACGTCGACATCCTCGCGGACCGTGGCCCTGGTATCCGTGTGGCAACCGGCGGCTACGGCTCGCTGAAGACGTCGCTGGGCTGCGCGTTTGTGCTCGATGTCGGCTTCCGCTGGGCACACCTCAACGCCCCGGTGCTCGGCTGTGAGCCGACCTACCCGATGGTCCGCGACGTCATGGAGCGCTCGTTCATGGAGACGTGCGACCGCTTCGGCATCCCGTTCCGCCATTGGCAGAGCGACCACATCTTCGAGGTCGGCCGCCGCCGCCGCTTCGAGTTCTGGTGCCGCTCTCTCGACAAGCCGAAGAGCTGCGAGGGCATCAACGCCATGGCGCTCTGGGTCGACGAGTGGGAGATGTGCAAGGCCCGCGCGCTCGTGCCGGCCCTGCAGCGCGTCCGCGTCGTCGACCTCGCCCACAAGGCACGGACCGGCCTCGAAGAGCCGATGGAGAAGTTCCTCACCGGCACCGCCGAGGGCTTCAACGAGGCGTACAACCTCGTGCTCAAGAAGCCCGCATCGACGACGCGCCAGTACATCCTGCGCACCGTCGACAACCCGTTCGTGTCGCAGGCGTACATCGACGACTCGAAAGCCCTACTCGACGAGACGGAGCAGGCTGAGAAGCTCGACGGCATCCGCCAGAGCAAGGGCGGCCTCGTGTACCGGCGCTTCGACCGCGCGGCCAACTTCGGCCGCTGCGTCGGCGAGCGTGAAGCGTGCGCCGTCGAGCTGTGGTGCGACTTCAACGTCGGCGCGCAGTGTTGGTTCATCGTCGAGCACGTGAAGGACGAGCGCGGCCACCGGTTCCACATCGCGCAAGAGGTCATCGGCTACGACGTCGACACCGACCAGCAGTGCGTGCGCGCCCTGTCGGCCCTCGCTGAGTTTCTCACCCGCCGCAACGGTCGCCGCGTCGAGCCCGAGGACGTCAAGCGCATGCGCATCGCCGCACCCTGCGACGCCAGCGGCCGCAACCGTGGCGTCGTCGCGTCTCACGCCTCGGTGCTCACGTCGCACGGCTTCCGCCCGCTGTACCCGACGAGCAACCCCGACGTCGAGGACCGCGTGTTCTCGCTCAACCTCGCCTTCGCCAAGCGCCCGCTGGCCCTCACCATCGACGAGAAGCGCTGCCCGTTCCTCGCGAGCGCCATCACGCAGCAGGGCCGCGACAACGCCGGCGCGCCGAAGAAGGACAAGGACCCGCGCAAAGACCTGAGCGGCCCGAACGACGCCATCGGCTACGGCGTCTGGTGGTGGGCGCCAACGTATCGCTACCGGCCCAACGTGGCCGAGCAGCCGCAAGCCAAACGCCCCACATTCGACGACGACGTCTTGAGGTGACCCGTGGACCTGTTCGCACCGCAAACCCCTGCCCTGCTCGCCCTCGTGCGCGCTGGCGCCAACCGCTCCACGTCCATCGCTGAGCTGTGGCCGTCGGCGACCATCGAGGACCTGTTCGCGGCCGATGCGCGCCTGCGTCCGCCTGGGCACGCCGCGGACTCGCGAGCGTTCGCCATCAGGTACCTGGGCAACCAGCGCGGCGTCATCGCGGCCGAGCTCCGCCGCCGCTACCCGCTGTCGGCGCAGTGGATGCCCAACGCGCCGCTGCCCTACATCCGCCAGTGGGCCCGCAAGGACTCCGGCTGCTACCAGCAGGAGCCGCAGCGCTTCCTCGTCGACCGCCAGCGCACGCCCATCGAGGACCCGACGTTGACCACGGCGTACGACGCCCTCGTCGAGGCGAGCCGCATCAGCGAGGTGGCGCCCGAGGCTGAGCGCCGCGCACGCACCGGCATCAAGGCGGCCTTCGTCCACGTCGGCTACCTGCCGCCCATTGGCGACGATGACGGGCGCCCGCTGCTGCGCCACTACTGGCCGCACGACGTCGTCGTCATCTGTCACCCGAGCTACCCCGGCGAGGACGAAGCCATCATCTTCTGCGCGCTGCGACAGGCCGCCGAGAACGACAGCGAGCAGCGGTGGCTGTGCTTCAAGCGCGACTTTACCGAGGAGGACGGCGCGGTCACGTCGTGGGGCGCGTGGCAGACGGCCATGTGGACCAGCCAGGACAAGACCGTGATGTGGGAGGAGTACGCCGGCGACCTGCTGCCCGGCGTCGCCCTGCGCCTCGAGCCGCCCGACGGTGGCTTCTGGCCCGCGTGCGAGCCGGACAGCTACGCCGTCGCGGACCAGCTCAACACGAGCCGCAGCAACCTCGAGTACGTCGCCGACCTGCAAGGCCACAGCAACCGCGTCGTCAGCAGCGACACGTACGACGAGACCGAGCAGCCCGTCGGCCCCGACAGCACGTTGAAGCTGCGCACCGGTGACTCGGCCAGCTACATGACGCCCGCCCCGGCCTTCGATGCGCTGCAGAGCATCGTCGACGAGAAGCAACGCGCCGTCGGTGTGGCCCGTGGCAACGACCCCAACGAGTACACCGACAAGCCCGGCCCGGCAGAGAGCGGTGTCGCCCGCCTCGTCGCGAAGTTCCCCCACGAGCTCACGTTGCGTGAAGCCCGCGAGGCCGTGCGCCGCTTCGACGAGCGCCTGTGCCGCGTGCTGCTCGACGTCGCCGACAACTTTGACCCGACCACGCCGACGTTCGGGCCTGACGTCCGCCCGCGCACCGAGCTGGCCCCGTCCGTCGTCTTCGAGGACCCGGCGAGCAAGCAGCAGCGCGCCCTGACGAACCTGCAGGAGGGGGCAATCAGCCCGGCCGAGTACGCCGTCGAGGTGGGCCTGCAGTCAAGCCTCGCCAAGGCGGTGGAATCCGGCTTCTCCGACGTCGCCCGCATGCGCGCCCCGCCTGCTGCAACGCCGGCCCGACCCTCGGCATCTGAGGCTCTGGCCACGGCGCTGCTGACGCCGCCCGAGGTGGCCAGTGCCGCAGGGGAGTGAGCAGGCCGACGAGGCCATCGCGCGCCTGAAGCAGGTGCTCGCCGCCGCTGAGCGCGAGGTGCAGCGCCTGCTGCGACGCCTGGACACGCAGCCGGGCTCGTCGAGGCTGGCCAGCGATGCGATGTCGCTGCAGAACAACCGCGCCGTCGTGCAGCAGGTGCGCCGCGCCATCATCGAGGTGCGCCAGCAGGTCCTCGAGCTGGGCGCCAACGCTGCAGCCGCCGCCGCGATGGCCAGCGCCACGCCGCAGATGACGTTCGCGCCGCAGACCGCCACCCTGCTCAAGGTCATCGTCGACGACCGCATGCGCGAGCTCACCGACATGTTCACCGCCGCCGACGAAGCGGTGGCGAAGGCTGCACGCATCACGCTGGCCACGAGCGCCGACGTCACCACCCTCGTCGATGAGGTGGCCCGCGTGTTCGGCTCGACCCGGTCGCAGGCTGCGAGCGCCATCGACAGCATGGCCATGGCAGCAGGCCGACAGATGACGCTGCTCGACAGCGAACGCGCCGCGCGCTCCAACAAGGTCAGCATCGTGTACGGCTACGGCGGCCCCATCGACAGCATCGCACGGCCCTTCTGCCGCGAGCATCACACGCGCCTGACAGAGCAGGTCTACACGCTCGAAGCGCTCAACCGCCTCGACAACGGCGCTGGCCAACCCAAGCCGGTGAGCGTGTACCTGGGCGGCTACAACTGCCGGCACAACCTGCAGCCGATGACGCGCGACGAGGCCGTGAGCCGCGGCCTGAAGGTCATCGAATGACGGTCACGAAGGCCGCGTTGCCGCCCCGGTTCGTCGTTGACACCGCCGCCATCGCCGAGCTGCTGGCGGCGCTGGTTGTTGGCCACATCCGCGAGCGCTGCGAGGCCGGCCTCGACATTCGCGACAAGCCCTTCGCTCCGTACTCCGAGAGCTACCGCCGCACGCTGTTGAAGCTGGGGCGCTCGACGTCGCCGGTGGACATGCTGCTGAGCGGCGGCATGCTGGGCTCGGTCAAGGTCGTCGAACGCTCCGACAACGGCGTCGTCATCGGGCTGGGCACCGGCACGAGCCGCGTCGTGCGCCCGCCATCGAGGCAGCGACGTCGACAGGGCAAGCTCGGCCGAGGCCCCGCGCACAACCTGCTGGGCCAGTGGCATCAGGACGGCGACGGCAATCTGCCCGCGCGCGAGTGGTTCGGCGTGAGCCCTCGCGGCAACTCGGACATCAGGCGCCAGATGGTGAAGCGCAAGCCTCCGCTCAAGGCGCGCTGATTCTCTCGACGACGTGCGCCGGTTTTCCAGCGATGCAATCTGTCGACGACGACGACCGCTACAATTGCGCGCATGGACCAAGAAGCCATCAACGCGTTCGTCGCCAAGCTCGACGCCCTCGACCCCGCACTCGCGGACGAGGCCACCGAGCTGTTCGCCGCCCTGCTGCAGGAGCTGGCGACCTTCGAGGAAGGCGCTGCTGCTGACGCCCCGGTGGACGCGTGAGCGACGCCCCCGCCCCGACCACGGGCCCGACGCCTGTAGCGCCCGCTGCTGCGCCTGCGGCTGACGTCCCGGCCGCTACCCCTCCCGCGCCAGCCGCGAAGCCCTCCGGGGCTGCTGCTGCGTTGGCCGCTGTGCAAGCCGCCCGCACCGAGGCGAAGGCCAAGCGCGAAGCTGCTGCCGCTGCCAAGCCCGCCCCTGGTGCGCCCGCTGAACCGGCCGTCGACCCTGACGCCGCTCGATGGCGCGCGCACGTGAAGGCCGAGGCCACCCGCATCGAAGGCGAAGCCGCAGACCTCGATGACGCTGACAAAGCGCTCATCGCCGGCGAGCCCGACATCGCCCGCAAGGCTGCTCTGCTCGCTCGCCTCAAGCGCGACGTGGCTGCGGCCAGCGCGAAGGCGCCGAAGGTCGTCG